AGAGTTCCAGAGTCAATAACGACAGGCGGCGGTAGTCCGCTCTCATCTAAGAATTTATCTAGTGCTTCAGACGCTTCTTCTTTCGTGACATAGCCTTTGCCAGTATCAGCTTTACTCTCTCCCACGTCCAAATCAATAAAGAATGAACGAAAGTAAATACTGCTTTCTGCCTTGCGGCTATAGCCATCAAATGAACTAAGGGCTACATAAGTATTAAGGTTTTTGGCTTTGCATTTTTCTATCTCTTTGTATACATCGTCGAGTGTCTCGGCGAAACGGTTAGACGTCTTTCTTGATTCTTGGTCTATTCCAGTAACGCAATAGACACCCAGCCTTGGCAATGCTTTCTCGTAAAATTGTTTTAACATATAGGCTTTGGGGTCTAAAAAAGCGAGCATGCTCGCTGAGTTAAATAGGGAGGGGCAGTGATTAGGACACTTATTTAAGCGCAACGACCTTCAGCTGTGCGCCCCCGTAAACTTAGATACTTCTACCTATCATGTTTTCTATGTAGGCTTTTGCTTCTGCTAAATTTTGCGCAGGGAGGATACCCTTTGCAGTGTCACTTTCTACTAAGTCAGTGAATACTTCTATTACTTGTCGGTTTTTATCCCGAACAGGCTTACCACGGAACCAGCTATAAACTGACATACGGGTTACTTCTAGCGCTTCCGCGACATACTTAGCTGGTAGATTAGCTTTTATGCATGCATGGGCTAGTGCGGTGCCTGTTCTATTGGGATTAGCATCTTTAACCGCATTGATAAATTTATTGCTATACGTCCGTGGCATCCTTTACTCCCTACTTTTTAGACCATTTTTTAACGATGTCGGATACGTCAGCTGATTTATCATCTGATGACACTGAAGTTTGGCGTAGTGTAGGCTCGGCAGATTCGGTAGCTGGGGCTGACGTAGCTACAAACTGCTCTACATCCGCTGTCTCGGCTTCGCCACCTTGATACACACTTAACTTCACAGCGCTTTCAGCGGCGGCACTCTTAGCTTGACGTGCAATAGCTTCTAAATCTGAGTCTGGAACCGCACCTGCTGGTGAGAACATTACTTTCGGTGTAGGTGACTTGGTGTCAAATTGCATCTTAGTAATAACTCGGCCTGCACTAACATTGTGTGACGCTAGGTGTTGTATGTATGGACGGAACGGATACTTACCGTTGTCCTCTTTACCGAATGATGACGTAGCTGGAAGTACTAATTGCATTACATCACCTGCTGGGTCATTAGGTAATACTACAGCCGCGCGCCATGATAGTTTGCACTTAGTACCTAAACCGTTATCACCAGAACCTTTAGCACTGTTAGGACATGATGCACAGCTACTTGCTACTGGGTGTTTAACTTCTGCATCGGGATTCTCTGAGTCATTAGACCAGCAAACAGGACTAACCTTCTCGCCTTCTTTGTAGCCTTTATCATAGAACATGCGTGATGCTTTGTGCGCCATCTTAACGATGATGATGTTCATGTGACGGTCTTCGATAGCACCGATTTCTTTACCGCCAGCATACTTACGGAATACACCGCCTTTGATGGAGATACGTTTATTATCCTGTCTATTACCACCTGCAACGGCTAGGGTATCTTCGTCTAGTCCTGTAGATATTAAAGAAGGGTTGTTTGCTAATAGACTTACTAATTCATTACTCATGGTAATATTCCTTTAACTAAATTAACTATTGAGCAGTAGGTTTACGTACTGTTATGCCCAATTCTTTCATTACGTTTACGCCTGGAGGTAATCCCTCATTTGCATGTTCGGCCATAAACTCTTTAAAGTTTCCTTGATGGATACGACGTTCCAACAATTCAACCGCTTGGTGCTGTAAAACAAAATCACTAAAATTTGTCCAGTCGCTACAATAAAACCGCTCACTCATACGACGAATTACTGTACCGTTTTGTGTCTTAATACTATCTGCATTTGTGTCATTACATATAGCTAACATAGACTGTTCAATAAGAGCCATCTCATTCTTTAGCCCCTTATCTAACGCCTCATAGTCATGTAGTATTCTCTCTCGTTCCCCCCTAATAGTCAAGTATATTTTTACTAATTCTTCAAGATTCGTTGCTGACATCGTTTATCCCCAGTTCTTCTTTATATAAATCTACTAATTTTTCGTGTAAGTCTTTCTTACCTCTAAGCATGTCGTACATCTTACGTTCTATTTCTGAACCCTGTAAATGCACTACGGTCATGCTGTTCTTCTGCCCAACACGGTCGATACGAGCAACGCATTGTAGATACGTTTCTACACTCATAACGGGAGACCAAAAAACTACAGTGTTAGCCGCAGTTAGGGTTACTCCGTGAGAAGCTGATTGAGGTTGAATAACTAATACACGAGGATTAGGAGATGATTGAAATCGAGCAATTATGTCTGCTCGGCCCTTTGCTGATACGTCTCCGCAAATTATTTCACTAGTGATTCCCTTCTCTGTTAGATGGTTAGCCACTAAAGTGATTGTATGTCTGTATGGTACAAATATGATTATCTTATGTTCTGTCTCTTCTATTACTTCCATGAGCGCGTTTAGGCGAGGTGATACATCAAACTCCACTACGTCATGCTTGTCCGTATAGACCGCACCGCCCGATATCTGTAATAGCTTGGTTAGTTTAGAAGCTGCATTGACAGCGCTCACTTGCTCCCCTGCCGCTTCTATTAGGAATTGGTCTTTCAATCCTTTGTAGTACCTAGCTACTTGAGGTGTCAGTGGTACTTCTCTTGTCTGATACATTAGCTCGGGCAGGTCTAGACATTCTCGTTTGCTAAACCTAATAGCAGGTTGTAGCGCGCTGAATACTTCGTGCTTAGAGTTATCTTTCGGTATCCACTTGAACCTAGTAATCTGTTGCATTACCTTGTCGCGCCAAGAGGTAAAATACTTAGGCACATGCTGAGGGGACACTAACCTAGCGAGCCCGAATGCATCAAGAGGTGACTGAGACGCAGGTGTACCTGTTAGCATCCATAGTTTCATAGACGGAGTAATTAGTTTAGCTAGGGTCTTCCAGCGCTTAGTTGACGCGGTCTTATATGCGTTAGCTTCATCGACAACAATTAGGTCAAACCCTAATTTCTTTATCTCATCCTGCACGATGTTCACGCCGTCGTAGTTTATGATGACAAACTCATACTCTCCGTTAAGAATTTTCTTACGCTTGTTGGCGTCTCCGTATGCTACAGCTACGCTTCTGTGCATCGCTGATTTAAATATGTCTGCTTGCCACGCTGAATACATAATAGATAGAGGGCATATAACAAGTACGCGCTTCACTAGACCTTGTGTCATTAAGTAATCAGCCGCCCATATAACGGACGAGGTTTTGCCTGTTCCAGCTTCGTTGAAGCAGAAGGCGCGGTGGTGTAAGGATAGGAATTCTGCGGTAGTTCTTTGATGGTCAAACGGCGTGTATATGCCTGGCCATTTATAATCTCTAGTGATAGGGGACGGGATTTTGTCTGTGTAGACTTTGGTGAGATGTTGCATTTCTTCGATGCCCCAGTAGACTACAACGTCAGCGCATTTGCCGTCATCGCTTACTACTTCACATCTGTCTATATACTTGGTGATATAGGGTACTTCACTCGACGGTAGATTAAATCTAACCGCGACGTTATCTAATATTCTCACGACTATCCTTTACTATATAAAATCGGTACCCCTTACGGGGGTCAGTCGACTAAGCCTATGCTATGAGGTAATACAAGGACTTACACAGCTTAGTTGGTATGGTTTACGGGGGAAATGAAATAAAACCCCGAGTCTGCCCACTCATACCTAACGGTCACAAATTACTTCTTAGTTTTACGTTCTTTCTTACTTGTTTCTGATACTAATGCGCCTGTAGAGCTACGCTTAAATGAACGGTTTTTAGCCGCTGACTCTAGTCTAACTCCGTCTTTATTACTACCGCCTTTTGATAATGCTTTAACATGAGCTATGTCTTTGCCTTCGCGTTTGTCTGCGTGGCCATTGCCGTTCTTATCTACGCCTGTTTTGTCCATAGCGCGACGTGCGCGTTGGCGTTCCATGCGGTCATCTAACTCTCCGCGAGCTTTCTGTTGTTGGTATTCTTTGGCATAAGGCCGAGGTTTGTTTACATAAGGCATGTTATCTCTCTTTATGGTATTCGCATTCTTTTACTGGGCACCACCCGCATAAAGGAGTTGGGTTTGCCATCCAAGTGTCATTTTCGTACGAAACAGTTAATCTTTCAAGGTCTGGTGTAAAATAATTCCATAGAGAATCTATCTCACTACGCTCATAAGACTCGGGCATAAAACTATTATGCATCACGAACAACAGCCCAGCCCGTATATACTTAACTTCGGGAAAGTGTGCGTAGGTCATAAGAGCCATTAGCTTTAACTGTTTAGCATCGGGGTACTTATTGCTTCCTGTCTTATAGTCTACGATGTGTGCTGTATCCCCGTCTACTATTAGTAAATCTACTATCCCTCGTACCCATCTATCCTCACTATCAAACGCGCAAGGTTGTTTGTTTCTGTCTAGCGCCATTTCATGCTCGGGATACTTAGTCCCTTCTATCTCGACTAGCGCGTCTAATACAGGTTTGAACCGTTCATAATTCTTTAGTAACGGAGTGCCGTCACGTACATAATCCTCTAACGCTTTGTGCACTTCCGTACCGTAAGTCATCTGAGTAGTAGTTTTCTTGCTTACTCTCTTTAGTACTTTAATCTCTTGATACTGCTTCGGACAATTAGTGTATTCTTTTAACGCCGAGTAAGACCATGTGTAGTTCATAAGTACCCTAGAAAAGTTTTGTTATACTTATTATAGCGCATAATACTCTGTGTGTGGGGTAATAACTTCTTCAACATGTAACAACTCACCCGCCTCACATTTATGAACCATGTCCTGCTCCGCATCGAAATCATACATCGGTGATAAATACGTAGGATTATCAAACGTCCTATACCACACTAAGTATTCCATGTATGCCTCTATACGATGAGGGGTTCTATAATGCTGATACTGTTTCACACTAACATTCTCCGTAACTTTGTGCGTAGCTTGCTTCACATGATACAGGCAAACTTGCAGCCCAATCGGGTGGGGTGGACATGATGTCCATTATCCAAGCCTTCGCTTCTTCAGCCTCGTCCTCGGGTACTACGCAAACTGCCGCGTCATGTACTGTTAAGACTACTCTGTACTTCTCGTTTATCTTTATCATCTGCTGACCAACGATAATCCTAGCTAATGCTTGAACCACGTTCTCAACAAGTGTTCCTCCCCATATACTAACAGGACCTTTCCTAGATTGATAGACGTATCGGCTATTAGCTTCATCGGTGTTATAAGAAAGTTTCGGGTATCTGATATACAAGCCGTTCGGTAGTCTTACTCCTTCTTTGGATATTAGTAGGCATTTGTGGTTACCGTAGTAGTACGGCTCAACCTCGTAGTTCGCCCCTGTGTCAGCATCCTCGCGCATAAACCCGTTAGCTAAGTCTTGGATAACATCATCGCCTTCGCCCCATAAGCCTACAATCTTGTCATTAGTGTCTCGGTATACCTTAACAATACGCTTGCACTCTTCCTCACTTAGTACAGCGCCAGGCGGTTGCGTCTTTAGAGTATGTTGTAGCTTAACTCCACCTGTGCCAAAGCCTAGTCCTAACACGCATGTCTTGCCAACGAACCGCTCTACGGGGTTAGCTTTAGTGATAGTCTTCTCGTATATGGTCGATGCAAAGATAGAGTAGACGTCCTTGTTGTCCCTAAAATGCTGAACCACGTCCTCCTGCCCTGCTAACCACGCAAGCACCCTAGCTTCAATTTGGCTTGAGTCACAGTTAATAACTACATAGCCCTCGGGCGCAATGACCGCGTTCTTAAGCGCTTTCTTTTTCTTATCTCGTGACGGTAAGTTTTGAAAGTTAACCTTGTCTGACCCAGCCCATCGTCCCGTATGCGCGCCGTAGTATTTAAGAGGGATAGGGAGACGCCCTTTGTTGCGAGCTCCAACTTGTATGAACCGTTCAATCCGAGACTCTTCAATAGTCGATTTAGTGCCAAGTCTAACTGAGCACAACTGCTGTATAAACGGGTCTTCGTTCTCTGAAAGTTCGATGAACCCGACGTCGTTTTTCGCAAGCGCATAGGTATCCTTTCCTGTGGTAGGGCTTTCTTTCATGGGTACTTTGACGCCAAGCTCAGCGAGTAGCTCAGCAAATTGTTTATTACTCGCTAACTTCTTACGGACTTCCTCTTCTGTGGCACAACCTAGTCTATCCATCAAGCCCTTTAGCATGTCAGACTTCTCTTTCTTAACATCTTCGAGTCGCTCAACTAATAATGCGTCGTCTAAATGGAATATGGGGTTGATAAACATACGGAGCGTCATGTCGATTAACTTTAGTTCGTCTCCCGGGAATTCCTTAGAGAGTATCGTCCATAGTTTATATGTTAGCTCAACGTCGTTCTTACAGTATTCACCGTAGCGTTCGAGGTCTCGTTCTAAGAAGTCAGTGCGTCGTTTGCCAAGTGCTTCCTCGACTTCAGTGCCTTTAATACCAATGCCGTACTTGTCAGCTAGGATTGACAGAGACCCACCTGCATCTACTCCATGGACTGCGCGCGCTATGCATAGCGTATCTAGATATATCTTAGGGACAATACCAAAATGCCAAGACAGAACAGCTCCGTCAAACATGGTGTTGTGGCATAGTAACGACGAGTTCTTCCAATCGTACTTCTTCAAATAGTTTCTCACCTCATCGTGAGTCCCTGTAAACCATTCCGCAGGTTCTTCGTTAACCTTGACACCTACCCCCACCACTTCAAAGCGAGGGTCTTTAACGTATTCTTCTGTAGTCTGAGTTCTGAAGCCAAGTCCTTTATCGTAGTATGTTTCAAAATCGACTGTAATTATGTTCATATTTTATTTTCGTTTGCTAGTTTTTTAATCGCCGCAAGTTCTAGTTCGGATATGGATGTCTTACCCATGGTTAGTGTTGCTTGTGATGTTAGCGCTGTACCACTCGCCGCTGACCCCAAATACTGATTAGGCGCAGTTAAAGTTTTGCCCATTCTGTGACCTCGTGATGCTTGACGTAAAATGTTGTCATACATGGTATCTTTTATCGCACCTGCTGGTTCACCTGCTATAACATCTAAGAATCTCTCATCCCATGCAGCTATACGGGCGTTAGCTTGGGCTTTAACAAACCCGTCGTGTAATCTGTTCTGTTCGTCGGGGTCTTTAGTAAGTTCGGTTAGTTCCCCACATAGGTCTACTAGTTGACGTTGTAGGTCTCTATCGTGTACGTCATTGTTCATTCTTTCTTCTGCTACTTTTAAGAAGTTATCTATTCTGTCTTTCATGTCCATTTTTTATCTCCGTTTTTGCCAGTCCTCTTGGCAGTGTTTATCGCACCATCGCATGCCAAACCCAACGGGTTCGTAGCAGTTCAAGCACTCTCCAGTTACATCAGCTTCTAATACAGGTTTGCGATTGTATTTCTTACGCAGAGCTTCCTCCCGTTCAATATGGTCCTGTGCTAAGTCTGCGTCATCGCTCATTACTTTTCTTCCTCATAGTGTTCACCCGTAGGGCCATTCTGCCCGATGATATCGAGTCTTTTTTCATCCCAACCAAGGGGACAGCTAGTCCACGCACATTCCTTTGTGGCGTCTAATACTTTACCACATATGTCGCATAGAGGGTCTTTCTTTCTAAAGATGTTGTCAAAGTTATCCTCGAACTGTTTGTTGTTTACTCGACTCTTAATTAAGTCGCCTGTTACATCATTTCGTGATGCCATTTTCTTTCTCCCGCTTAGCGAGTGTAATCCCTCGCATTATTAATCGCTCAAACCCTAACTGCATGAGGTACTGCTTACCTTCCTCATCTATGTCTAGCTCGGCTATTGCACTGCCGTCGGGTTGGTCAATCAAGTCACCAATCAATTCTATTTTCATGCTGTTCTCCTTAAAAAATGTAAAGCATGGTTTACATTTTGCTTTGTTTGTACACTATGTGAGCGCTTTTAGTTCAAAACTAAACTATTAGTGTAGACTTACGCATATAATTAAACTCAAAAAAGTGATATATCCGCCAAAACATCCGCAAACAATGCTCATGCTATGTGCATCAAACCCAGTTGCACCAACGGTTTCAAGCATAGTCACTTACCATGTAACTTCTCTGCGTTCTCTTTCATCTTAGCTAGTATGAGCAAGTAATAAAGCTCATCCATCTCGGCTTTTGTCATACGCTTTGCCCTATGTATGTAGCCTTGCTGTCCTTAAACTGCACCTCGACAGCGCACTCTTGCCCTTTGTTTCCATTGATTAACTTATAAAACCCGAAACACATGGAAACAATAGCTATAAGTAGCAACGTTACTACAATTACTACTGCTCTATCTGATTTACTACCACCGCAGTTACAGTCACGTCCTTGATTGCAATCTTGATTACACGGCATCATCATCTCCTGTAAAGTATGCAATTACCGTATCCAATGCCCCTATTACTTTGGTGTCGTACTCCACGTCGTCGGGGTGGGTTGAGTGCCAGTCAACAATCTGTCTCCTACTTGACTTCAAGTGTGCGCCTACTATGGCGTCCAGTATCTCGGCTAACTGTGTTGTGTCTGATAAGTCTAATGTGATTTTCATTCTAACTCCTCTCGCTTAATATCTTCTCTAAAGAACTCTTCTTCATCGATTATAATACGGTGGGCATCGGCTTTCATTTGGTCAAGTACTTCGATTATGCCCTCAAAGGTTTCACTTACTACGGTTGCATCGCAGTAGCCCATCAATGAACCATCTCGGTTGTAATACACTTCTTTAATTTCGTAATACGGTTCGTCAAACTCATCGCCATTAAACTTAACCACTCGATAGTTCCAACTCATACCTCTACCCCCTCATCGTTGTGCAAGTCTAGCTCGTCGATGTCTATCTCTGACTCTTTACCGCTAGGTAGCTTACCAATAATAGATGTAGGGAAGTGTCCTGTTTTAATTACTTCAACTACGCACTCGCCCTTTTTCCACCATACCCATCTTGGCATCGTTCGTTTGCTTTTCATTTTATTCTCCGTACTTAGTCTGTAATAGTAACTCGCAGTAGTGTATCGCTTTCATAATATCCTCTGCTCCGTTCTTAGCGTGGTGTCGGCATACATACTTAACTATGTTACCCTCTAAGAAACCTAGTTCGTTAGCCACAATAAATTCTACTGGTTGTATTGCCATCTCAGCATAGTGATTACCCCCCACTTGCTTAGCTAATGCGTTTTCTTCTTCCATCATGTCCGTCATTCCGTCGCTCATTTATTTCTCCTATAATAAACATACATACCATACCCAACCCAAACGATATCCAGTAGCACTGAATATACTCAATCACTAAGTTTACCATTGGCTCTGTCCCTCGCATCTCGTTCGGCTTCCCTTTGAAAGCGTAGGTATACATTCTCCACTAGCTGACCTAAATTATTGCTTGTCGTGTTAGGTAGACTCAACACTATCCTACGCACTGATTCCCCAAAGCTCTCAACATTCTTCTCATCTAGTTTGTCCATTACCAACTCCTAAACATATTCATACTGCTACCAATAGCAACACTTCTAGTCGAGCGTCTAAGTCTTTCTCTGTCTTCCTTAGTCTTAGGTTCTTGTGGTCGGTCTAGTAAATTAAATACTCTAGTCACGCGTTTTATAGCTATCTGGGCCTCAACATCAGCTTTATCTGTTACATCGGGTATATCAGTCTCGGGTTTTACATACGGTTTTATTGCGTTGTATACATACATACGCTTACCATCAATCGTGCGTTTCATACGGACTAAGTGCCCATGCAATGACAACCACTCCAAGTAGCGTTTACCTTTCTCAAAGAACCCCAACTCCTCTACGCATTGTTTACCCGATACATCTTTGTGTGACGCAATATAGTTATATACTATCTCTTTGTTGTTGTTTACCTCAGCGTCTATCTCCGCTTGCTTTCTAGCAGAGCGCTCTCTTTCTCTTTCGTCATTGTGCTTGCTCATCTTGTTTTTCCTTTTCGTCCATCATTGCGTTTGCCATTTTATAGCTAATTTTTGCATACAAATCCGCTTCTATAGCCAATCCTTTGTTTGCTACCATGCCACACATAGCCATCATCGCGAATAAGTCTCTTACATTAAGGTCCTCCATCTGTCTTCCTTTCTATTGGCTTAGCCAACAAATACTTATCACCCATACTATCAATCACCGCCTGCACTCGCTTTGCACGATTCGGGTCGGGTTCAACCTGTATGCCGTATAAGTTTTTGTATGTCAGTCCATGACCATACTCATCTATTAGTTTATTTAAGTAGTCAAACATATTATTCCTCCGCCATTTCTTTAAAAGTCTTACGCACAAACCGTTTAAACTTAACGTCTGTCTCTTCCGCAGAGTATTTGCTTATCTCTCTAGCAAAGCGAGTTACGACCGTTGCGTAGCGGTCTAAATCTTCTACCCGTTTATGTAGTTGATATGCGCCCCAAAGAGTTATGACTAAACTTCCGCCTAAAATTATATTTAATGCTTCCATGCTGTTCTCCTATTTGATGCCAGTTCTTAGCGTTGAGCCATTAGCCACATCTTTAATTCGGGTAAGTTTTTCTCATTGACTACGATTGAGCTACCCCCGCTTTTCTTTATATGTTCTAGGTTTTTCTCTTGGAGTAGTGTCGGCTT